AGACAAAACACGACGTGCATAGTATACACGCTCAGTTGCTGCTGCTTCTGATGTTGGAGCCTGTCCAATTGCAATTAGTTGACGCTCTGTTGGAGCTGAACCAAGTGCACCTGCTTCTAGGCCAAGGTGATCTTCTGCTGCTAGTCCTGTTAGTACTGCTTCTGGAGTTCCACCCTTCTTTGGCTTTAGTGTATCTGACTTCTGGCCAAATACTGCAAGAATATTTTCTAGAGTTCCTTCTGCCATTTCAGTTGAAATTTGAACCTGCATTGCAGATTTAAATAGCTTAGCTGTATCTAGAAGCTGATCAACTGTTACAGAATCGTATGTTGGCTGGTAACTGATCTGAAGACCGTTATTTGTGTAACCAACGTTACGGTATGCTGCACCCTTTAGAGGGTTTGCCTCTGTTGGTGATGTCTGTTGTGTAGCTGCTGTAGCTGGTAAAACTTTGTTTAGTGTTGTAGTATAAGACTCTGCTTCCACAAATCCTGGTACAAGACGGTTTTTATCTGCAACGAAAGATTTCGCTACTCCCGCTTCCATGTTTGTGACGTAACCTGGTGTTGTTGAGTCTTCTACTGACAAAAATAGTGGTGATGCGCCAACAAGAATATTCTTAGCGTCACCTGTATTTTGATATGCCATAATTGTATTGCCTCCTGATTTCATGAAATTAATATATATATATGTGGCTGGCTAGGCCCTTTCCTCTGTTCTAATTTTACTCTACTAGCTTATAAAAGGCAAACTAGGCAAACCTTCCCTGCCCATTTGTTATCCTTGAGTACTTTACCTCTAATATTACATCTGCTGCATAAAAGCCTTGTATCTCTTCTGATGGGGCTGTAGATGATATATCTGCTATATGGATGCTATGAAACTTGAATTTATCTGATAGTCCCGCCCATTTATTCACATCTCTGGCAGACTCATCCATTCTTCTAAATTCATCTGTAAGGAAGTTTCTCATCTCAACAATATCCAGCAAGTCTGGTGAATATAGGGTGAGAAGGATCTGCTCGCAGCATATCATCCAGTTGTTCTCATATGACATTCCAACCTTGTCATATACTATATGCTTCTTTCCGCTAAGGAACTGATTCATCTCTGGCTGTTGCTGGACTGGGACAATTGGGACAAGGGTCTCATTTAGATTATCTGAATAATAGTTTTCTTCATCAAATATGCCAAGCCATGTGAGTCTATTCCACAAAAACTTTCTTATTTCAAACATTGCATCTAGTTTATAATTAGCCATTTACTAACCTCGCAAATGCTGCTGATGTTGCAATTTCTGCTTCATTTGCCAATTGATTTGGAGAGAAGCTATACTTAACTGATTTAACTTGTGCTGGTACACCTAATGCTCTAGACAATGATGAATTAAATAGTCTTTGGAATCCCGATTTTTTTATAGACATATTAACTAGCTGCCCAGTAAAGAAGTATCTGTATTGTGCAAAGAATGCATTTTTAGTTGCAGCTCCGCCTGGCTTTTTAACAGTAACAGATTCTCCCTTTGGCATAAATATTGTGTATCCATCAATATCAAATACGAGTCTTTCAGAAAACCTTGGGGCAATAACTACTGTCTTGCCTTCTTCCATAATCGAAGCTTTCTTGACAAACACATGTTTATTGTTAGAGTTTTCAGAAGGAACAAAAGATTTGGAGTCCGTTAGTTCATAATTAACTTTTAGAGAAAGTCCATCGGCTGGGAGCTGCTTTAGTTTAAATAATCTTGCCTGATCGTCGCCTATTCTACCCCACTCATAAACATGGTGAAAAGATTTAGGTGCTGTTCTTGCCTTAGCATCTACATAGTCTCCAAAATCAACTTGAAGTTGATCAAAGATTACATTTCTAAATGCCGATTGAAATTGAGGATTTTCTGCAAGCTTGGCCATGACATTTGTTTTATAAAACAATGCAGCAGATATTTGTGCAACTGTACTATCTCTTATTGCACCACTTACTGGCTTATTAGCCATAAGGTTAACTAATCCGCTTGCTGCTTTAATTGCTAAAACTTCAGATGCCAATTTGTTGATTCTCCGCTCTTTGTAATGAAGAGTTGTAACCTACAACATTTCCAAATGGGTCTGAGATTGGTGTGGTTCCTACGACATCAAAAACTGTATCTGTATCGCTTGGATAGTTTAGCTCATACCAGATAGGCTTTCCATTTACATCTCGGATATTCTTAACCTTATCTCTTGCAGTTAATCTGTCAGATGTTCTAGCCTCTATGTATTGGTTGTTTGAATATTTATTTGAAAACTTCTGGCTATCATTAGACCTGTTTCTGCTTTCGGTAATTACTCCTCTAGCATAGCAATCAATTGTTTTTATAAAAGAAAACTCTCTTATCATTGCCCCAGTATCTTTATCCTGCTGCTCAGTTTGTCTATATACATCCATCTTCATGGTCATAAGGCCATCTACTAAGTCAAACATTACACCAAAACCATTTGTGTTATTACATAGTCTGCAAGTAGCTTGTCTGCGTATGAAGAGCCAGTTCCGCTAAATGCTTCTGAAGAATACTCGAAGTCCCAATCTGTTGTGGAAACCTTTTTAACGTACCTGTCTTTCCAAACACGATCTTTTGCAAAGTACATCTTCATTATTTCTACAGCTGCGTCACGAACCTCATTTGGAACATACTCCCATCCAAATCTGGCGTAGACCTTATAATTCTTAGACCTTCTAAATATATCTGGAGAAGAGTCGTGAATTGATGGAGGCACCATTCCGTTAGCTATATAAACATCGTTATCTAAAATAGATGCTATATTTACCTTTAGCCCAAAACCGCTTGTAGTTATATCAATAGTCAGCCCAAGGTTATTGACTTCATTTAAATTATCAACAAGTAGCTGATCATTTGCGTGAAGGGTGTGAAGTCTATTTACTTTTTTAGTAAGAGGCATAGTGTCAGAATCATTTCCTACTGAAGAAAAATAATCATCATGTAGGAAAAACTTTTGACCAGTATAGCCATCAATTATATTTCTTGCATATCTTTCAGCAAGCTTAAGCTCTTGATAGGTCTTGTGATTTGGATCATTAGAATCTGAACCCAATCCCATTTCCTGTGCAGCCTCTTGTATATCTACATAAGGAGTTACAATATCAAGCATTGTTGTATTAGAATATGAGGCGCCTTCGTACTGCCATTCCCATACCAGCTTAAACTTTCTTGTTCTTGCTGTGTACGAGAGTGGTAGATAAACGCTGTATGATCCTATATCAACTTCGCTTTGCTCAGCTGTAAGGGTTGTAAGTATTGATGTTGGATTAATTGGTGGAGATATGACTGGATCGCCAGTTATGTCATAAACTTTGACAGTTACTGGAGAGCTAGGTGTTACAGCTTCACCCTTTACATAAATCTTTGTTGTTGCAGGTGTGCTTGTGTTTACATATATCTCTGCCATTTGTTAGGCTTAGTTATAGTACTCCTGTACTTCTCTAGGGGTAGCTAATCTAAACCCTTCCTCCTTATCAAAAATTTCTTGAGCCACATCGGGCTTCATTGCTACGAATGGATGATCTCTTGTAAATGTGAAGCCTAGGGCATCATATCTAGCATTTGGTCTATCCATCTTTACTAGAATCATATCTTCATCAAGTTTTTGATTTGGATCCAGTCTAGGAAGAATCTCATCTGCATCTTCTTTTGCGCTTTCAATATTCTTGAGTGTACCTTGGTAAACTGACCAAGTAACTCCCTCTTCTGCAAGTGCCGCAATTACATCTGCTTTATTTTTTAGTCCATCGACATCAACTGCAAAGTTTGCTGCTAATGTCTTTAGATCCTTGACCTTAAGTGTGTCAAATGACATATATACTCCTTTGGTATGTATATAAATTATAGCACTAGAAAATTAAAATGAAAAGCCCCCAAAATTAATTGGGGGCCTTTCCAGCAAGTTATTTCTTAAATTAAGAAGCAACCTTAACGTCTTTAACGACTACCCATGCATCTGCCTGCTCAATTTGGGTACCCACACGAGTATACATTGTATATTCGATTGAGTCCTTCTTTGGCCAGAAGAATCGGTAAACAGTTACGTCACGCTTGATACCAATAACTACGTTATTAGGGAATGTCAAGTGAACGTCTCCGTGATCTCCTGTTGGTGTTGCATATGAGCCAGTCTGTGTTTCCTTAAGTAGTGGAACCTCAACAATTGGAATACCAAATGCGAATGGCGCTACATACCCTGCTGGACCACCGAGTCCGCCTTCATTTCCACGGATGATGCTTGAAGCAATATCCTGTGGGTTAGCAGAACCGTAGTTACCCAACTGTGAAGTTGAGTACAAGTAGTCTTGAATTAGGTTTGAGCCTGCAAGGAAGCGTAGGTCTGGACGACGTTGCTTGTACTTACGTGGCATAGCCTTAAGTGCCTTGTTGAAGATTTCACGAGACACGTTTGCGCCCGCTCCAGCTACTACGTGGCCGTTTGCCTTTGCAATCTTTACAACACCATCAAATGACTTGTATAGTGCATCATTTGTTAGAGCTGTATTACCGTTAAGGACTACGTCCTCAAGATCGTTACCAGCCTGTGTTGCCATAAGTCTTGCAATGTGATCTTCTAGATCTGCACCTTCAATGTTGTCTTCTAGAGACTCAGTTGAAAGCTCCCAATCTAGGCGAAGCTTCTTTGTTGTGAGAGAAATCTTTGAGAATTGTACGGCAGCATTTGTGCCAGTGTTCTCTGCTTCAGCTGCAAGCTTCATAAGCTTCTCGCCAACGCCAATACGATCAATCTCTGTAGTGTCAGCTCTCATTCGAACTGTACGTGCTACTTTACCGATTACTGTTGCATCGAACATGTAATCGAGGAATCTTGCGGATTGCTCAGGATTGAGCAAGCCTCCCTTACCCTCGGAACCTACGTGAATTCCGTCGGTAGGGTTTGCTGCGCCAGTCATTCCAGTTGTTACTGTTGTGCCTGCTTCAGCTGCTTTTGCTAATAGTTCATTACTCATTAGTTTTTCACCATACCCTTATTTTGTTAATTCGCTAACGGAACCGAGGAAAG